CATTAAGAAAGCGAGTGAGAAATGATTACTCTCCCAAGTCATAAGGCAACATTGTATTTAACACATAACGAACATTTGAGCGACTATAAAACTGTTAAAGATTATATAGAGGATAAACATCCCGCATACGATAAAAATGATTTTATAAGTGAAGAGGACATGCAAAAGTGTATTGATACAAACGAATGTTGGCAGTTGCATTGGTATCCTGATACCCCAATTGGTTCGTATTGTGTTAATGGGTCTGATTTAAAACTTGTAATTGATTATGCAATGGAGATTGATGTTGAATTAAAGAAAGCGAGTAAGAAATGACAGCGTTTAAAGAGTTTCCTGTCGGTGATTTTGTCATGCGGTTTTACAAAACAGACCATGTATGGACATGCACAGTTACAGAAGATGTGTTGGATGAGGCAATTAAAATTGCAAAGCCATTGTCGGAAGAATATATTCAATCAGAATGGGAAAGACTTGGAAAGAAAGCGAGCGAAAAATGACAGCAAATGAACTAGCAGATGAATTAACTAAAATGTTCAGGGGCGAGGAATATGACAGGCTTGTACATGAAATACCTAATATGCTACGTCAACAAGCCCAAGAAATAGAAGATTTAAAAAATGCAAATAGATTTATTCAAAATTTTGCCGAAGAACAACATCAAAGAGCCTTAGCATTAGAAATGCGTGAACTAACAGATGGTGAAATAGACGAAGTTGCTCAAGAAAATTTTGAAGGTGTCGGAAGATTGATTTACATGATTCAAAGTGATGTTAGTGTAAAAGATTTCAAAGAAGCAATTAGAAGTTTTGCAAAAGCCATCCTAAAGAAAGCGAGTTAAAAATGAGTCATTACGGCAAATGTAAACATGGTGTTTATTTAGATGGTTGTCGTAAATGTTTTCCATTACCTGAATTAACAAAAGTTGGGGAAGAAATTATTCAAGAATTAGCAGAATGTTTTAATGAGGATAAAGAAATGACAGCAAATGAACTAGTGGATGAATTAATTTCTTTTATGACAGAAGATGAATACACCGATTTAGACAAAACTATTTTTAAAACAGTTAACATGCTTCGTACAATCCCAACACTTAAAAAAGAAATAGCAATGCTAAAACAAATTATTGATGCAAACAATTTACAGTCAGATATTGGGCAGTTTATAAGACCAATAGATGAACCAGTAGCGTGGATTGCAATAGGTGATAACACAAGTGTATTTTTTGATTTAGATTGTGCTTTATCTATTGATGACAACCCAACACCACTCTACACCCATCCAGCAAAGACACTAACAGATGGTGAAATTTTAAATATTTATCTTGAACAAACAAACGGAAACAAAGATTTAGACATACTTGAATTTGCAAAATTGATCTTAAAGAAAGCAGGTGAGAAATGAAATATAGTGATGAATGGTGGGTGGAAGTAGCTTTGTTAAACAAAACTTTTCCTTTTAAAATGACTGAATTTGAAGATGAAAAAATTTGTTTATTAAAAGAAATACTTAAAAATGTATCGAAACAAAAAACTTCTTGAACTGATTCGTGTGATACCTTGCCAACATTGTGGTTTACAGGATGGTACGGTGGTCGCTGCTCATTCAAACCAACTCAGAGATGGCAAAGGTCGAGGAATCAAATCTCATGATTTCAGGGTGGCAGCTTTATGTTACCGATGCCATAGTGAACTTGATCAAGGCAATAAACTGACCAGGGAAGAACGAGTAGAAATGTGGGAACAAGCCCACAGAAATACCATCGGCTGGTTATTTGAACACGATATGTTGACACTTTCTTAAATTTTCGTCTATACTTAGTGGGTACACCCCATGTACATGCCATCTCTAGCCCTGTTAGCCTAGCAGTTGAGAGTGTTCTAATGATGGCAAACACTTTGGCGATCCTCCCTGATCCCACACCAGAACCCTAGACTAATCATCTGGGGTTCTTTCTTTTTGTGCTTGCAAAATATTTTGAAATGGTTTAATCTAATGTTTACTCTGCTAGGTACAGGGTTAGAACTGAAACAATTTCTAACCAACAATTTGTGTATTTTTTATATACGTTAATTTAACGTGTATAGATTTATGCCATTTTGTATCTGTACCTAGCAATGTACGGACTCCACTCGTCAGTAAGAACCTAAATGGGTTGCGTGGAAGAAAACATAGGCTGGAGTTACACCCCTCAGCAAGCCTCGTGAACTTAAATGGGTATCACACAAGTTATATCTGACAGAGGTGAGACAACGGATACAACGAATGAACATTACCTTAGGGAGCATTAGTTCAGGATTGACTTCTTGAATGGATGGTGGGCTTATCACCCTTGGGGAAACTATTACTTTTTTTTGGAGAAATTTATGACAGCAAATGAATTGGCAGACGAATTAACAAAAATGTTTAGGGGCGAAGAATACGACAGGCTTGTACATGAAATACCTGATTTGTTACGCCAACAAACAGACCGCATCAATGTATTAGAGGCTAACCATCGAGTACTGTTACATATAAATGATAAAGCGTTGAAATACATTAAAGGGTTAGAAGAAAAAATAATAAATCTGTCTTTTGATTTGGAATATGCCAAGCGTACAGATGAATTTGTAAAGAAAGTGAGCGACAAATGAAAGTATTAATTGAAGAAGAGGAATGGTATCCAGTATTAACAATTGATGACGATGAAGAACAGATTAAATATTATGAGAACAGTAATATATGTTCTGTCTGGGTTGTAGATGTGCCTGAGATCTTGGTATCTGAATACAAGTTTATATTGTCTCAATGGGAGAAAATGCAAGACAAGATAAAGAAAATTGTAGATGCACAAGATGAAGTTTGATATACTGGAATTTCCAACTGCTAGGAGAATGAATGAAAAAGATTAATGCATTAGCCATCCGTATTGATGGTGGGACTCAATCACGAAAAGAATTGAATCAAGACAAAGTTCAAGAATACGCAGATTTAATGAGAGATGGAATAGAGTTTCCTCCCATTACAGTATTTCACGATGGATCAGATTATTGGTTGTCAGCTGGTTTTCATCGGTACTTTGCTCACAAAGAAATTGGTAATGTAGCGATTGATTGTGAAGTCATAGAAGGCACAGTCAGACAAGCTAAATGGCACAGCTGGGGATCAAACGAACACGGTATGCCACATACTGCTGAAGAGAAAAAAGCCATCGCTATCGAGATTCTGAGCGATTCTGAGTACTCTAAATATTCCAACATACAAATTGCAAAGCACATTGGTGTTCATAGTGCAACTTTGGGTAGATGGCGAACGACATTAGGAGAAAAACCAACTGAAGTAGTCTACGTCAAAAACGGCAAAGAGACGGTCATGAAGACCAAGAATATTGGCAAAAACAAAAAGCCAGTAGAAGAGGTTAAAAAAGAAGAAGAACCAGATAAGATTGTTGAATTAACAGATACCATCATCAGTTTAGATGAGGAAAATACAAAATTAAAAGACATCATTGCCACAAAGCGATGGGATGCATCAGACATAGAGCAACAGGATGCTCATGACACAATCGTTGAACTGCGAGAAAAAATACGAATACTTGAATTAGAAAATAAATCTTTGCGTGATAGCAGAGATATGTACCAACACAGGAATGCAGAGCTGATTCGTCAGGTCAAATCATTACAGAAGAAGAAGTAACATGGAACTTCAACTTCGTGAGCATCAAAGTAGCGTGATTGATCAGCTTCGTCAAGGGTTTAAAGATGGTCATCGTTGTCAGCTTTTATACGCACCAACTGGCTTTGGTAAGACTGAGGTAGCCATTTATTTGATGAAGGCTACGGCAGACAACTGGAAGAAGGCTGCGATGGTTTTAGACCGTATTGTGTTGATTGATCAAACCAGTCTTCGTCTTACCAAATATCAAATTGATCATGGTGTGCTTCAAGCAGATCATTGGAAGAAAGACAAAACCCAGAAAATACAAATCTGTTCGTCACAAACGATTGAGAGACGCAATAATCTTCCTGACATCGATTTGATGGTGGTGGATGAATGCCATATTACCCGTCAAAAGATATCCGACATCATCCAAAGCAATCCAAAGATTAAAGTGATTGGGTTGACTGCAACACCATTTACCAAAGGATTGGGATCGATTTATTCAAATGTTGTATGTGCTTCGACAACTGAATTCTTGGTGGATAACGGATGGTTGACACCTTTGCGTGTGTTTATTGCAAAAGAAATCGACATGACTGGTGTAAAAAAACTGGCTGGTGAATGGAGTCCAGATGAAGTTACCAAACGTGGTATGCAGATTACTGGTGACATCGTGACTGAGTGGGAAAAGAAGACGTATGAAGTGTTTGGCAGACCAAGAAAAACGATTGTCTTTTGTGCAGGAGTGGCACATGGACAAGATTTAGTGGAGCAATTTGCGAGAAAAGGATACAACTTTGTCAGCGTTTCTTATAAAGATAACTCAGAATATAAACAGGAAGTCATTGAAGATTTTGCAAGATCCGACACCGATATACATGGTCTTATTGCTACTGACATACTTACTCGTGGCTTCGATGTTCCTGATGTCATGATTGGTGTCTCGGCAAGACCATTTTCAAAGTCTTTGTCAAGTCATATTCAGCAACTTGGCAGAGTCATGCGATCTTGCGAGGGTAAAGAGTTCGCACTTTGGCTCGATCATTCAGGCAATTTTGTACGATTCAGAGATGATTGGGAGGAGATTTACTCCAATGGTGTGAAAACTTTAGATGATTCACAGGAAAAGACAAAGCCCGAACCATCAGAACAGGTTAAAGCAGAGTCAAAATGTCCTCAATGTTCGGCATTATGGGCTAAAAATGCTTTGTCATGCGTGGTATGTGGCTTTGTTAGACCAAGAAAACAGATTGAACAGGTTGAGGGTGAGCTGATTGAGCTTGGATTTGATAGTCGCATTCCAAAAGAATTGAAACAGGATTTTTATTCTGAGTTAATTTACATTGCTCAACGCAAGAATTACAACATTAATTGGGCAAGTAACAAGTATCGAGAGAAGTTTGGAGTTTGGCCTCGTGGATTAAAAGACTATCCAAGAATACCATCAGAAACAACAGAGCGATGGGTAAAGCACCGCAACATCGCATGGAGCAAACGTCAAAACAAAATGAGGGGATTATGATTGAGTTCGTCAACTTTGCCAGAGAACATGGCTTAATTCTTAACAATGTCATCTACGACAAATGGATTGCAACACCAACAGAAGATCATCCACGATCATCCAATGGTCGTTATAAGTTACTTGGTGATGTTGGTTGGGTGATTAACTGGGCGACGATGGAAAAACCAGTCACATGGTTTGCTGATGGTAAAAAAGACAGCAAAGAAGTTCGACAGCGAATCCAAGAGTCTACGTCACAGCGACAGCAAGATGCCAATAAAGCGAAAGAAAAGGCTGAATGGATTTTGTCACAATGCAGTTTAGAAACCCATCCATACCTTGAGAAGAAGGGATTTCCACTAGAACAGGGAAATGTCTTCGTCAAGGATGATAAGAGACTATTAGCTATACCGATGCGAATTCACAGAGAAATAATTGGTTGCCAACTCATTGATGAAGAGGGGAAAAAGAAGTTCCTCTACGGTCAAACCTCGAAAGGAGCAACTTTCACGATTGACGCAAAAGGCACTCCGATGTTCTGCGAGGGTTTTGCTACTGGATTGTCCGTCAGGAACATGATGAAACAAATGAATATCCCGTATTGTATTCACATTTGCTTTAGTGCAAGCAACATGGAGTTTGTAAGTCGGAACATCAAGGGTGGCATCGTCATCGCTGATAACGACCAAAACGGTGTCGGAGAGACTACTGCCAAGAAAACAGGCAAGCCGTACTGGATTTCCGAAACAGTTGGGGATGATTTCAATGATTACCATATGCGTGTTGGCAATTTCAAAGCGTCTCAGGCATTAAAGAAATTGATACTTTCTTTAAGAACCTAGCTTCAATTTGACGGATTCTTTCCCTCGTCAAACCGTACAGTTTGCCTACGTCAGTCAGACTATGACCATCTGCTCTCATGCGTAAGACATTCCAGTATTTGTCTTTTAAATCCTGATTGCTTGGTCGCATGAGTTCGTCAAACACTTCTTTGGTCGGGAAATCAACCAGTTTGTAAGGGGAGTCACCCCCCACAAAGACTGGCACTTTTCCGTTGCACATTCTAAGATTCATGTGGATCAACCTCATAATAATCGGACTCAACGACTTCTTCACCCTTGTTTAATTCAAGTTCATCCCAAGCATACTCTTCAGGATCAGCACCATTAGGCACATCCACAGTAATGGTAACTTCTCTTTTAAGGTAATAAGTTACATCATAGCGTTTCATTCTTCTTCCTCTTCATCATTATCCCAAGTGTCCTGTTTAACACCACTAATAGCTAACCATGCACCCCTTTGCGTTGCATCCAATCCAAAGTCTTTACAAATGTCATCCCAGTCTCTTGGTAGCACTTCAGGGGTAATGTAAATCCAACCGCCATGTGGCAACACATCATAGCCATTTTTGGTTAATTCGTCTTTTGTAATCATGCTAAATTTACCTCTGTCTTAATCAATTCTCGTTCAATGCACTCATCTCTGAGTTCTTGCTCGGACTGGTTTCTGTATCCAACAAACCCATCATGCAACAACTGGGCAAAGTAAACATCCTTTTCGTTTGGATTAAACCAATCATTTAAATCATCTTCAATTAACGCTTCAATCATTTGGTCTTTAAGCATTTTCAATCTCCTCTGATTTAATATCATCTACATCCCATCTTTCAATGGCATCACCAAAATGTCCGCCAGACGCTAATAATTCGGCTTCTTCTTTACTTTCGGCTTCACCTTCATATATTTCTTTACAAGTTATTGCTACTCTAAAAATTGGCATTTTCAATCTCCATAATCCTAAATTCATCGGCTTCATACATCGAATCAATATTGCCCTCGACAAATGCTTCATGCTCTTCAGCAAGAAAATCTGTCAATGCGTCTAGTGCTTGCGTGTATGTGTTAAAAATGGATGGAGACTCAACTCCATCCTTGTCAGTCGTTGTCCAACAGTTAATCCAACCATCGCATAACGTGTAATGCTGAACCTCATACGGCATCATTCACCTCGAGTAATTTATCTAAATAATTTTCAGCATCAATGATGCAAGAATCAGCACAAGACATCACGCTTTCTATGCTTGTGTGATTATTCTCACAAGACCAATGGTAAACATCATCCAACAGTCTTTTTGCTTGATACAAAATTGCTTTATAAGCCTTGATATCAGTCATACAAAATCCTTTTCATCGTAATCAATAAAAAAATGGCAAGGATCATCTTTGTCAATTTCAACAATCGTAAAATCCTCACCATCATTCAAAACATCGCCCACTTTTAAATTATTCAATTCTTCCGCAGTCAAATAAAAATAAATTTTGCTATCAGCTTCAGAATCAAAATAAACCTCATCAGGATGCCCGTCTTCAACAACACCAAACAGAATCGATGCACCATCACCAGTCCAATTAGAATTGATAATGGCATGGTAACCTTTGATAAGCATTGTTCTCATACTTCACTCCAATCAAAAGGTAAAAGGGTTTGAGAAATTACTTCGTTATCCTTGTCAAAAACAGTAATGTAAAATCGTTTTTCATTTTCTTCTTTGCGAATTAACACATAACCGCCAGTCCTGATCACTTCATCATTTTCTTTGTCATAAACATCAAAATTGACACATACAGAACCATCATCAAGCGTTTCAGGATTCACTTGTATTTCATCATAATCATCTGATATCTCTTGAAAGAATGGATCATTATTTCCTGAATAACTATCTTCACATATCATAATCAGCACTCTCTTTCTTCTTCAATAGCTTCGGATTCATAGTCATAATCAACGACATCCAATTTTTCATTAAGGATTCGTTGATACCATTGGTCTAAGGCATCATCAACGCTGACTGCTTTGAATTGACAATGCCCAGTCGAACCATCAAACAGTCGGTAATAAAAAGTATATTTCTCTCTCATTACCAACTCGCTTGATAGTAGAATGACCAATCATCGGATAACGACAATACTTTTTCCAATCCTTTGACGGTATCTTTAAGGTCTTGCCAGTAATATTCGTCAATCTCCGTTGAACCAAAAAAGAATCCTGACGATGGTGGAAGAATATCGCCATCCCTGTTGGTTAAAGCATTGACACAGTTTGCCAACAAAGTCTCAAGGTCTTCTCGTGGCACATGGTATTCTTTGCAATCGTCTTCACCCTCTTGCACGTTATCAACAATCCATCGGTGAATCATGTTTGCTTTTCTCCAATACATCGCTTCGATGGCTACCTCTTTAGGGCAAAAACTTGCACCCTTGAATCTTGAATCAAAATCAACTTCAACTTCAACCAATTCAGCAATTTTTTTAGCTATTGCTTGGTCTTGTTTGTTACTCGACCAAAGATATTTCTTAGCAGTTAAATACATATCTAATCCCATTACAATCTCCTAGCAGTTAATCAAAGACATCCTTTCGGATGTTTCGACCTTACGGTCTCATCAGTTTGATATTATTTGAAACTCTTTTTTATTCAAATTAGTAATACGCACAAGATCATTGTCCAATTTAAATATGTTGCGTTTGCCCTGATATTCGACATACTGGAATGTATCCGCACTCACTCTGCCTTTGCTTCTAAAAGTAAACGTCATAGGACTTGCAAATCGCACGATGTCACCGTTTTTTAGCTTAATCTTTGCTTTGCTAATCTGACTGCGACACTTTGCTCTCCAAGCTATTGCATTGTCATTTAAAGGCGGGTACAAGGCATCCAGTTTGTTTAACAATCGTTTCGGTGCATCATAGTAATACGGATGAACCGTCTCACCCATTTCTTTGTAGTAAGTCCATCCATCCTTGTCTTTACGAGTAAGAATGACGATAGCTTCACTCAGGGAAATGCTAGTCTTTTTATCTTGACGACTGGCAATTCCATAAAGCACAGAACCTTTCATGCTGACATCGTGTAATGACCATATGAAGTTTTCATCCTCTCCTGAAAATTCGTGAATCAACATTTCTTTTACAGTTTTAAATTGGTTAATCTGACCAGTCCATCCCATGTTTAATACTCCTCAGTTAAAATTTTGATTGTGCGACCTTTGACTTTTGTCTCTAGTCTCTTTAAGTTATTCCATCCAACGTAATGCTCAACCCACTCGTATGCTTCAATCTTCGTGGGTAGATGATGGAATGCCACCACTTGCAGATTCGTATTGAAAATGATGGCATCCATGCTTTACTCCTTTCCTAGTATTTCTGATAGTGTTTTAAATACAGTCTCACGACTTCCCTTGAGTCCTAATTCTTGTTTGATGATCGAGTAGGCTGACCGACCATGACGTTTCATGCCAGTAATTTCCAGTTTGAGCATTTGACGCAAGGTAAGTAATTTGTAACGCATGATGGCATCAGGATTGTCGAGAATCATTTAATACTCCGATGTCAACATGAGAACATCATCGTACAGAAAGAATGAATACAAACCATCAGGGCAGTCCGTAAACTCTATTTCTTTTTTGAAAACTGGATTGTCATCCCCATCATTCACGAGTATTTGAGCATGGTTATTGACTACGACCAGTTTAATTGAAAGAAAATACTCACCACGCTTTGCGTATTCATAAATCTCGGTAGAGCAGATATCCAAGAACCAGTAAGCATGAGCCTGACTAGCAAAGGATTCGACTCCATCGGTATGAACCATTTTAGAAAAGAGACTACTCTTGTGATACGCAGTAGTGCCATAAAAACCTGATAAATCGATTGTTGTTTCCAAGATAATTCTCCTAGCAGTTTATTGAGTAAGACTGGCATCCCACCAGTTTCGACCATTGAGGTCTCATCAGTTACTCTGAAATCACTCCAGTCATCGTATCGTGGATGAATACTTCATCTGCGTATGCTTCTTTAGCTTGAGTAAACAATTCAGGGAAAGCATGGAACAGTTTGTAAGCATTGGTGCTATCTGCCTTAGTGAAAGCACGAGATAGGTTATATGCGAATGAACCTTGCATTTCCATAATGTTGCATGAATCGTAAGCCTGAGCCTTTTGTTTAGCAGTTAATATCATTTGAATCTCCTAGCAGTTTGGTTAATTAAATATCATCTAGTGATGATGATTCCATTGTAATCGATAGTGGTACTTGACTGTCAAGCGTTTTATTGAAAATAATTAAAATATTTTTATGCCTTGTGTTTATAAGGGTTTCAGGCTGATTGTATGGTTGCCTAAAAACCGTACTTGTGGATGGATGCTCATTAAATTACGCAGAACCGTCTCAAAATGCGTTTCAACTATTGCAATGCAAGAGTTAGAGAAGAAAAAACAATCATCGCAGACCATGAATAGCTTATACTTGTGGGTAACATTGTTCTCGGAATATACCCATGAAAAAACTCACAAAGAAAGAGATTGCCGAAGGCATACAGTCCATCCCAATCGAAAGAGTATTACTCGGTGCTACAAGTAAGAATGGAATCAAACTAACTAAGAAACAAAAACACTTCGCAGAAGAAGTAGTGAAGACTGGCAATAAGACAGAAGCCTATCGTAGAGCATACAATCATACTGGCAAGAGAGAGACCGCCAGTAGAAACGCAAACACCATTTCAGCATCTACCAATGTCCAAACATACATGAATGCCTTAAACGCACAGAAAGAAGTAGAGGAGTATCTTCTACCCACTCGCTTGAGAGCAATGGCAATACACAAGCTCTCGCACATGGCATTGAATGACGAGCTTCCACCAGCACAACAACTCAAGGCACTCGAACTCGTGGGCAAGATGACTGAGGTCGCATTGTTTAGTGAGAGACGGGAGATTGTTCACACGATGGATTCGAACACGCTCAAGGCTAAACTCATGGATGCAGTCCAACTGGCAATCAACAATTCCAAATCCATCCACATGAAAACGAAACGGACTGCTCAAGAACTACTGGAAGAACTATCAGCAAATGCAATCGATGTCGAGAGTAAAGAGATAACGATGGGAGAAATGACATCCAGTAATCACGAACTGGATTCCAACTCTAGTTTTTCAGATGGGGATGGGCTTGCTAATCCACTTCCTGACTACCCCACGAGGGGGCATACCCCTTTTTCTGACTCGCATCACGGTGGGCACTTGCATAGTATTCCACACACTCAATCACAAGAAATTAACTCTTGCAATGCAATAGTTGCGGATTCCTCTGTAGAATCAAGTAGTTATGAAATTGCAATAGATAAATTGCAAAAGATAGAGGGGGAGGGGGTGCAAAAAACTGTATGGGTGGAGAAGGCTGCGTTTAGTCAGAGTACCCCCGTCAATGATTCAGAACAAAATGGGTAGGGGGGTATATGAAAAATTTTACGGATGATGACGTTGAACAGTACCTACAATATCTGGCGATGTATGACAGGAAAAAATTATTAATTTTGATGGAGAGATTAAAACATGGGTTAATGCATGACGCTGCCTGGGAAGAGGCACAGGATTTAATTAGGAGAATAAAGTGACAAAAGCGCAGAAAGAAATTTTTCATGTGATTGAAGCTTATTGGAATAACTTTGGCTTTGGTCCTACTGTGGATGATGTGATGTTTATGACTGGCGATAAAGGTCGTGGGAATACATACAGGAAGATGAAATTGTTAATTAAAATAGGGGTTTGCAGAGGTGACTTAAAGTACACTCGTAGCATTCGACCAGCGTATATTAAATTGAGAAACTTGAATGGATGAGTTGTTAAAGATTATAAGTTTGTTGCCAGAGGATGAGAGGGCGGCATTGATGCCTTTAGCAACTGCGTATTCTGATTCATTGACCAGGGAGAGTGGTCAGATTGACTTTATGACATTTGTACAGACGATGTGGCCTGGGTTTATACATGGCGATCATCATGCTTTGATGGCGGCAAAGTTTGAAGAGATTGCAAGTGGTAAGACGAAGAGATTAATTATTAATATGCCACCACGACATACGAAATCGGAGTTTGCAAGTTATTTATTACCTGCATGGTATCTAGGTAAATTCCCTAATAAGAAGATTATTCAATGTTCAAACACAGCTGAATTGGCGGTTGGGTTTGGTAGAAAAGTGAGGAACTTAGTTGATGGAGACAATTATGGAAAAGTATTTCCCAATGTGGCTCTTAGGTCGGATAGTAAAGCTGCTGGTCGTTGGTCCACCAATGCTAATGGTGAGTATTTTGCTATTGGTGTTGGTGGTACTGTTACTGGTAAGGGAGCTGACTTACTCATTATCGATGATCCTCATTCAGAGCAGGAAGCTGCTTTGGCAGCAGGAGATCCTGCGGTTTTTGATAAGGTTTACGAATGGTATACGTCAGGTCCGAGACAGCGTTTACAGCCTGGTGGTTCGATTGTTGTAGTAATGACACGCTGGTCAAAGAGAGATTTGACTGGCAAGATCTGTCAGGCGATGATTGATCGAGATGGTGATGAGTGGGAGATAATCAGTCTTCCAGCGATTAAGCGGAATGAAAAACCATTATGGCCTGAGTTTTGGAGTTATGATGAGTTATGTAAGCTCAGGATTGAGTTACCGTTATCAAAGTGGCAAGCCCAGTATCAACAGGATCCAACGAGTGAAGAGGGTGCGCTTGTAAAAAGAGAGTGGTGGCAGGTTTGGGAAAAAGAACATCCGCCACCGTGTCATTATATAATTCAGTCATGGGATACGGCATTTACGAAAAGTGAAAGAGCCGACTATTCAGCCTGTACAACTTGGGGAGTGTTTTATTTAAATGAGAACGAACAGGACCCACATATTATTTTATTGGATGCACTTAAAGAACGTATGGAGTTCCCCACTCTTAAAGAAAGAGCACTCGAGATGTACAAGGATTGGCAGCCTGACAGCTTTATTGTTGAAGCGAAAGCGTCTGGTGCTCCCCTTATATTTGAACTTAGACGGATGGGAATACCTGTTCAAGAGTTTACACCGACTAGGGGAAACGATAAAATATCTAGGGTTAATAGCGTTTCAGATTTGTTTGCTAGCGGTAAGGTATGGGCACCAAGAAAAAGATGGGCTGAAGAAGTCGTAGAAGAGCTGGCAGCATTTCCAAACTCAGACCATGATGACTTGGTAGACTCAACCACACAAGCTTTGATAAGATTTAGAAGAGGTGGATTCATTACTTTACAGAGTGATGAGCCAGATGAGCCTAGAGAATTTAGGCGTAAACGTGCATATTATTAAGGATTCGTATGTCAATAGATAAAGCCATGTATCAAGCTCCACAGGGATTAGCAGCGATTGATGGACCAGATGTTGAGATTGAGATTGTCGATCCAGAAGAAGTCGATATCAAAATGGGTGACGTTGAAGTTCATATTGGAGAATCGATTGAAGACTTTGATGCAAATTTGGCTGAATATCTTCCTGAATCCGTATTGCTCCAGATTGCTGGTGATCTCATGGGAGACTTTCAGTCAGACATTGATTCTCGTAAAGATTGGATCCAGACTTATGTAGATGGCTTACAGCTTTTAGGTTTAAAGATTGAAGAACGCTCTGAACCGTGGGAAGGTGCTTGCGGTGTATATCACCCAGTTTTGGCTGAAGCAGTTATTAAATTTCAGTCCGAGACGATTATGGAGACGTTTCCTGCCAGCGGTCCAGTCAAAGGCGAGATTGTTGGAAAAGAAACACAAGATAAAAAAGATGCAATGGGTAGAGTAGTAGAAGACATGAACCACCAGCTTGTGGATGTTATGCAAGAATATCGCCCAGAACATGAGCGGATGCTCTGGGGAGTAGGACTATCAGGTAATGGATTTAAAAAGGTTTATGTTGATCCGACTTTAGATCGTCAAGTGTCTATGTATATTCCTGCGGAAGATTTAGTAGTGCCGTATGGTGCCAGTAGTCTTGAGTCAGCCGAACGGATTACCCATGTGATGCGTAAGACTGAAAGTGAGATGAATCATTTGATGTATAAAGGTTTTTACAGGGATATTAATCTTGGAACGCCTGATAATATGTTGGATGAAGTAGAAAAGAAGATTGCAGAGAAACTTGGATTTAGAGCCAGCACGGATGACAGGTTTAAGATTTTAGAAATGCATGTGCATTTAGATTTACCAGGCTTTGAACATAAAGACAAAGCTGGAGCAGAGACTGGAATTGCATTACCGTATGTTGTAACAATTGAGAAGTCAAACAATACGATCTTGGCAATTCGTAGAAACTGGAGAGAAGATGATAAAACACACCAAAAAAGACAACATTTTGTTCATTATGGTTATATTCCTGGTTTTGGTTTTTACCACTTTGGTCTTATACACCTTATTGGAGCTTTTGCAAAATCTGGAACTTCTATTTTAAGACAGTTAGTTGATGCAGGATCATTGTCAAATCTTCCTGGCGGATTTAAAACCCGTGGATTACGAGTTAAAGGTGACGATACACCGATAGCACCAGGCGAATTTAGGGATGTAGATGTACCATCTGGCACGATGAAAGACAATATCATGCCGTTGCCGTACAAAGAACCAAGCCAAACATTGATGACATTGCTCAATCAGATCGTTGAAGAAGGTAGAAGGTTTGCTTCAAGTGGCGATTTGAAGGCAAGTGACATGAGTAGCCAGTCACCAGTCGGTACAACGCTGGCGATTTTGGAAAGAACTTTAAAAGTGATGAGTGCGATTCAAGCTCGTATCCATTATTCAATGAAACAAGAGTTTAAATTACTCAAAGAGATCATTGCTGACTACGCTCCAGAAAATTATTCATTTGAACCAGATACAGGAGACCGTAAAGCCCGTAGATCTGACTACGAAATGGTCAATATTATCCCTGTAAGTGATCCAAATGCAGCAACAATGAGCCAAAAAGTAGTGCAATATCAGGCAGTTTTACAACTTTCACAGACAGCACCCCAGCTTTATAACTTACCTTACTTGCATCGCCAGATGTTAGACGTTATTGGTATTAAAAATGCAGAAAAATTAGTGCCAATGCAAGAAGATATGAAGCCAACAGATCCTGTAACTGAAAATGTAAATGCATTAAAAATTAAACCGCTTAAAGCATTTATGTATCAGGATCATCAAGCCCATATTCAGATCCATATGGCTGCGATAAACGATCCAAAAATTAAACAAACCATTGGTCAAAACCCACAAGCACCGCAAATTATGCAAGCATTACAAGCGCATATTACAGAGCACGTTGGTATGGAATATATGAGACAAATGCAAGAACAAATGGGTATTCAAATTCCATATTCAGAAGATGATGATGTAAAAATGTCGCCTGAACAAGAAATGCAAATTACTCGTATGGCTGTTCCAGCAGCACAAAATCTGCTTGGACAGAATAAAACTGCACAAGCAGCACAACAAGCTCAACAGGCTGCACAGGATCCAATTATTCAAATGCAGATGAAAGAACTCCAGCTCAAGGCTCAAGAGATTGACATTAAACAGAAGAAGATGCAGATTGATGCAGCCAAAGGAGCTGATCAGATTGAAATTGAGAAGATGCGTATTGCCGCCCAGAAAGAGATTGCTGGTATGCAGATTGGTGCAAAAACAGCCTCTGATAAAGCAAGCCTCATGGCTAAACAAGAATTAGAAGGAATGAAGTTAGGTCATCAAATTGGAAGTACGAAAGCAAATTTAAATCAACAACGTCAAAGCCAAAAACTTCAAGTAACAGCTGATTTATATAAAAACGCTAAACAACTTAAAAAGGAAACTAAATGAAAGAAAAAATACTCGATCATCTTCTCAAACAGGTAGATGACAAAGTAAAGATTCTTGAAGAAGCTCTGGGAATCGGTGAAGCCAAAGACTATGCCGATTACCAAAGAATGTGCGGTGAGATTCATGGTCTTCTTACCGTTCGTAGAAATATCATAGACCTTAAATCCAGACTGGAGAATTTTGATGAGTGAAAAAGTTTGTTCATGTTGTAAACAAACCAAACTTTTTTTTGAATTTAATAAAGACCGTCAAAAAAAAGATGGACTTTCTAGTTATTGCAAAATTTGTAATAGTTTAAAAAACTTAAATTTTTATAATAAAAATAAAAAAAGTAACAAAACATATAAAAAAAGAGGCAAATTGATGGTGAATGAATATGCATCAATTTGGCGAAATGAAAATAAAGAAACAGTAAAAAAAGCTAGAGATAAATGGTCATCTAATAACAAACATAAATTACGAGAAAAGGGTATGCGTAGATATATAAGTCAAACTCAACAAACCCCAACTTGGCTTAACAAAGGCTATAAAGTTGAGATTGAAGGTTTTTACTTATTTTGCCAACTATTTAAAGGATTTCAAGTAGATCATATTGTTCCAATTAGAGGAAAAAATGTTTCAGGGATGCACGTTCCTTGGAATCTGCAAATTTTAACTGCAGAACAAAATCGTGCAAAAAGTAATTTTTTTAATTAACCAATGGAGTCCAAATGACAACAGAAATCCTAATCGGCTCAAACACCGATGATGTGAATGCAGTAACAACTCTGCCTCAAACAGCAGAAGAAAAAGCAAAACAACTACCTGAACCAATGGGTTATCGCATGTTGGTAGCAATACCAGATGCAGAAAAAGAACACAGCGGTGGAATTCTTAAAGCAGATCAAACTCTGCATATGGAAGAAGTTCTATCAACTGTATTTTTTGTTTTAAAAATGGGACCTGATTGTTATAAAGATGAAAAGCGTTTCCCAAATGGTCCTTGGTGTAAAGTCGGTGACTTTATTCTAGCCAGACCAAATACTGGCACTCGCCTGAAGATTCATGGCAGAGAATTCCGATTAATCAATGATGATTCTGTCGAGGCAGTAGTAGATGATCCTCGTGGAATTACAAGAGCTTAAGGAGAACACAATGGCTGAATTTGAAAAACAAGACTTTTCATTTTTAAGTGCTGAGATTGAAGATGATCATGTTGAAATTGAAGTAGTTGACGATACGCCAGAAGAAGATCGGGTAAATGCAGCACCGATGCCAAAGGAAATTGTTGATGAGTTTGAAGCTGATGATTTAGAATCCTATTCAAAAGAAGCAAAGCAACGCATTTTACAGGCTAAAAAACTGATAAATGATGAGCGTAGGGCTAAAGAAGCAGCACTTAGAGAAAATGAAGAAGCGATTCGTCTTGCCAATACCATTATCAATGAAAATAAGATTTTAAAAAGTCGACTTTCTGATGGTGAAAGAGTCTATGTCAGTACGGCTAAAGAAAAGTTAGCTTCTGATTTAGATAAAGCAAGAAGAGAATACAAAGAAGCGTATGACTCTGGTGATGCTGAAAGACTGGTCGAAGCTCAAGAGCGATTAACAGAAGTGCAGTTTAAAGCTCAAGAGATGGAAAGATATCGCCCACAATACGATGAAAATGCTTTACAATCATCAACAAATGAGGTACAAATACCTCAAGAACAGAACCAACCTGCACGATTGGATTCAAAAACCCAAGCGTGGCTTGACAAAAACAAGTGGTATGGTACTGACGATGATATGAGTTTTCTCGCTATGGGCATACATAAGCGACTGGAAAGAGAAGGAGTCCCCCCAGGATCCGATCACTACTGGTCTACTATTGATGCAGAAATGAGAAAACGATTTCCTGACAAGTTTCAGGATGTAGAGACCAAAACCTCTACTACAACTCGCAAAAGCACGGTAGTTGCACCAGCAACGAGATCTACCTCTTCAAAAAAGATTACTTTAAGTACTCGACAACTGGATCTGTGTAAGAAATTAAAAATTTCCCCAGAGCAATATTTTAATGAATTTGTAAAATCGGAGTCCCAAAATGGCTGAACAAAATCGTAATAACCGTGAAGTAGAAACTAGACAACAAACTGTGAGACCAATGGCTTGGAGACCTCCAGAGTTGTTACCTGAACCAGACAAGCAAGCAGGATTTGCTTATCGTTGGGTTAGGGTTTCGATGCTTAACAACGCTGATCCTCGTAATCTCTCTTCAAAACTGAGAGAAGGATGGGAACCAGTCAGAGCTGAAGAGCAACCGAAATATGGAATGATGACCGATCCAGATAGTCGATACAAAGACAATATTGAAATCGGTGGTTTGTTACTCTGCAAGATACCTGAAGAGTTCGTAAGAGCAAGATTTGATTATGAGGCAAATCAGACACAGGCGAATGCAGATGCAGTAGATAATAGTTTTTTAAGGCAAAGCGACTCTCGTATGCCTCTGTTCCAAGAACGGAAGTCTACGGTTAGTTTTGGAAATCGTTCATAATTTTAGGAGAATTATATGGCTTATCCTACAGTATCAGCCCCTTATGGGCTAAAGCCAGTTAACCTGATTGGTGGTCGTGTATATGCTGGTTCTACTCGCATGTTCCCAATTACCAATGGTTATAGTACTAGTATGTATAACGGTGACGTTGTGCAAATTGGTACATCGGCTAATATCGGTAACTTAGTTGCTTCAACAATGACTTATAACCAATCTTCAGCAGTAGCTGGAACCATTGGTGTTTTTGTTGGTGCTGAATATTCAACAACAGGTGGTCCAATCTATGGTAAAAACCGTTATCAATTCTGGAATGCTTCTACAAGTGCTCCTGATGCAATTGGTTATGTCGTAGATGATCCACAAGCAGTTTTTCAAGCAGTTTGTTTGTCTAACCCAGCTGGTACTGGTGGTTCTACAACCATTCAATACCTAAACCCAGCGTTTGTTGGTTCTAATGCTTATTACATTGGAGCAGCTGCTGGTAATACTGGTTCGACAACTACTGGCGATTCATCTGCTGGTATTGCGATTTCTGCTGCTGCCACAAGTACATCAGCAATCACTCCGTTGACTACATCTGCACCTTTCCGTATCGTTCAGGTTGTAACTGCTTCAGCTGTTACTGTGACACAAAGTGCTACTACATCTAGCACAACTGTTACTTTATCTGCTGCTAACAGCGCAATTCTGCCTGGTATGGTTATTTCTGGTCCTGGTATTGCTTCAGGCTCGAATACCTATGTAACAACAGTAAACGGCACGACTGTGACTATCAATACAGCAGTAACAACTGCTCAATCGACCAATGCACAGTTTTCATTCACAGGCTATCCAGAAGCATTAGTATCGTGGAACTTCGGTTACCATAGTTACTTCAATGCAACTGGTGTTTAATTAAGGAGCATTTAAATGGCTATTTCTCGTGCACAACTATTAAAAGAGCTATTACCTGGATTAAACGCATTGTTTGGTCTTGAGTATGCTCGTTACGGTGAAGAACACAAAGAGTTTTACGAAATTGAAACTTCTGAGCGTTCTTTTGAAGAAGAAACAAAACTGTCAGGCTTCTCAGCTGCTCCAGTCAAAAACGAAGGCCAAGCCATCGCTTATGACAATGGACAAGAAGCATGGACAGCTCGTTATAACCATGAAACTATCGCTCTTGGCTTTAGCTTAACTGAAGAGGCAATCGAAGATAACTTGTACGATTCTCTTTCTGGTCGCTATACCAAAGCTTTGGCTCGTGCAATGTCTTACACCAAACAGGTTAAGGCTACGGCTGTATTAAATAACGGTTTCAATAGCCAGTTTGTTTATGGTGATGGTCAACCTTTATTTTCAACAGCACATCCATTAATCTCTGGTGGTGTAAACGCCAACACTCCATCAACCCCTGCTGACTTAAACGAAACTGCGCTTGAAAACGCTGTTATCGGTATTGCAGCTTGGACTGATGAGCGTGGATTATTAATCGCTGCTAAACCAAGAAAATTGATTGTTCCTCCAGCATTACAATTCGTTGCTACTCGTTTGTTAGAAACTGAATTGCGTGTTGGTACAAACAACAATGACATCAACGCAATTAAGAACAATGGTTCTGTTCCAGAAGGTTATGCAATTAACCACTTCCTGACAGCAACAAATGCATGGTTCTTGACTACTGATGTTCCTAACGGTTTGAAGATGTTCGTAAGAACACCTTTACAGAACTCAATGGATGGTGACTTCGATACAGGTAACGTACGTTACAAGTCTCGTGAGCGTTATTCTTTTGGTGTATCTGATCCATTAGGTATCTACGGTTCTTACTAAGGTTATTTCCTTCGTGAGAGGACTTGTCCCCAGCCTAAAAACTGGGGATTTTTTTGTTAAAAAGATTGCACAAAATTTAAATTGTGGTATATTAGTTCCAAGGAACTTTATCATGCCATATGCACACGACTACATAGGAATATATAAAATTCGTAATAAAATTACGAATCAATCCTATGTTGGTCAATCACAAAACGTAAAAAAACGTATCCATGAACATTTTAGACTTTTAGATAAAGGATGCCATATAAATCCTATACTCCAACATTCTTATAATAAATACGGTAAAAATGCTTTTGATTGGAGTTTAGAAATTGAATGTGGATTAGCAGATGATTTAGATGATTTCGAAAATGAATTTTTGCAAGGTAGAGCACATTTTGATGAGCCTTGTGTTTTTAATATTTCTGATACCGCAAAAGTCCCAATGAGAGGGAAAAAACATACAGAAGAAACTAAACAAAAAATTTCAAAAAGTAAAGTTAATCAAAGAAATCATTTAACAAAAGAGTATATTGAAAAAATTAAAAAAACTCGTAGAAATATAGCTTTATCTGATCCAAAATACCTTACAATTGTTAAATTTATAGTTAATAATCCTAATATGTCCTATGCTGAGAGAGGGCGTGTTATTGGTAGAGATACATCATCTACTAGGAAAATTGCTCTCAAGTATTCATATTTAAAAGGAGTTTTATAATGCGTACAACTTTTGAAGGACCGATTTTATCTGGTGATAATCGTTTTGGTCAACAACGTGACGTTGGTCCAGTCTTGTTAGCACAACAAGCATTTTTAGATTTTGCTGTAACTTCCGCAGGTCAAGCTGGTTATGGAGGTGGTTCTAGTGTGTTTGTTACTTCTGGCAACATTCCTAACCAAGCAGCAACTATTTGGAATCCACAGTCTGGTGTTTATAGTACTAGTGGTCCTACTGTTGCTACTGCTCCTACAGCAGATGCTTCTGGAACTATTTATCGTGGCGTATCATTTTTGATTCCACAGGGTTCAAACATTACTGATGTAATCGTTGACGTAGGAACATTGCCAACTGATGGATCAGTAACTGCTAACTCTATTCAACCATACGTTTCTAACAAATTTGCTACTGCTACAGGCGTGTATGCAACAATGGCTGCTATTACTTCAGCAACTCGTGGTACTGCAACATTTGTAGGTACACAGTTAGATTATGCTTATGGCACATTACAAGACGTTCAAAATATTCAACCTGGTCAACAACCTACATGGTTTAGCCAGATTGTTGTGACATTGAAGATTACTAATACCAGCTTGACTACTCCTACATCTGGTCAAATTGCTGTTACATTAAAGTATGCACAACAAGATATGAACATTGGTAATAGTACAACTTACCCATACGGTAACTTTGACTAATTAATCGAATAAATGGGGCGCACAGCTGAAGGTCGTTGCGCTTAAACGAGTGTCCTTAACACCGCCCCTTTTTATAACTTTAGGAGATTAATATGGC